TTTATCATATGCTATGCGTTTGCTATGCCTTTGTCATATCAATATTAAAGTTAAAGTTAAACAATATATATAAGAAGCTTTTATATAAAACATTATTAAGGACTTAGGCGATATAATTTATAGAAGTGGGCTTGTAGGCAAATCCGCATATTGCTACCCCATCAAAAAAGGGGAACAAAGCTAGCTCAAATCAAGTACTAAACCCAAACATATATTTATAAGCTATATAAACGGCACACATAAGCATAAGCATATTAATATAATAATATACCTTAGTTAGATACTGTAGCGCTTAAAACTAATTTAAATTGCTTATGGTAGTATATAAAGCTATAAGGGGACCCTTAATAAAAAAAAGTTTTTTAGATTCCGATGCCAGGACGGGGTGGGGGGTAGGTAGGGGTTATATACTAAACCACTACCAACCATAACAATAATTTGACAACTATATATTTTTTTGATAAATAAAAAGGCAACTAACCATCTAGGAGAGATATGAAAATAGAATTAGTAAATCCTGATACTCTTATAAACTATGATAAGAACCCTCGTAAGAATATACACGCAGTAGCTAAGATAAAAGATAGCATAAAAGAGTTTGGTTTTAGGCAACCTATAGTAGTTGATGAAAAAAACATTATACTCGTAGGGCATACTCGTTTATTAGCAGCTAAAGAGCTTGGCTTAAAAGAGGTGCCTATACATAAGGCGCTTGATTTAACCGAACCTCAAAAAAAAGCCTATCGTATAATGGATAATAAATCAGCAGAATATGCTGAATGGGATAAAAGTTTATTAAAAAGTGAATTATTAGGTTTAGCTGACTTAGACTATGATATGAACTTGACTGGGTTTACTCTTGAGGATATAAATAAGCTCACAGCAGACGAGTTATTAAATTTTGCTAGTGATAATATAGAAGAAGATATGCTTGAGGATTCAGTAACTAATTTTGCGCCTAGCAATGTAAAGCTAGTGCAACTATTTTATAATACTGATACAGAGCTTTTATTTAGAGAAATGTGTACAATAATACAGGAACATTATAAATTAGATAATTTATCTGATGTAGTTTATAAGGTAATAGAAGATGAATATAAAGCTATTAAAAGTAAAAGCGCAAACTGATTATAAATCCTTTTCTAAAAGGTCAGGAACCTTTGTAAAAGAAAACGATATACATACTATAATAAATTATAATTGTGATGCTTATGACGAGCAGGGCGAACCTTTATTTTTTTTTAGAAAAAATGTAATTCCTGCTAACTTATGTAAAACTGCATACTATGCCTTGCGAACAGCAGCTACAGGAACAAATAACAGGGGAGACGCAGCTGGGTTTCATCACCCACTAGAAAATACAACTATCAAAGGGCAGCGACTTGAAAGTGGTAAACCTCAAAAAAGATTTACAGTAGTTAAAAAAGATGGAACACTAGATAGTGTAGCAAGAGCGCAACACGTTAAGAGTGGTATCATAGGTTACTTCGATAGAAATGTAAGATTTCCATATTGTAGACGAACTGCATGGACAGAAAAAAATTTTCCGAATTATATCAAAAGTAAAAAATATATACAAGCTATTTCTGAACAATTTAAAAAAGCATCACCTGATAGGTTTAAAGCGCAAAAAAAAGCTATAGATAGAACACATAAAGATTTTAAAATAGAAAATACAGTGTTTACCACAGTAACAGTAAATAAAAATTTTAGGACTGCTATACATGTAGATGCTGGAGATTATGAAAAAGGATTAGGTAACATAGCAGTATTACAAGCTGGTGAATATACTGGAGGGGAAACTTGTTTACCAAGATATGGTATAGGCTTTGATGTAAGAAATACTGACGTTTGTTTTTTTAATGTTCACGAATGGCATGGTAATTTACCTATTGTTGCAAAAAAACCATACGAAAGAATAAGTTTAGTTTGTTATTTTAGAAAAAATATGGATAAATGTGGCAGCAGTGAAGAAGAATTAAATATAGTAAAAAACAGAAAAGATTTTAAAGGCTTAAATGTATAAATTAATAATACCAACATATAAAAGAGCTGAGACATTAAAAAATAAAACAATGGCTTACTTAAAAAAAACAAATATTAATCCTAAAAATATTTTCATTTATGTTGCAAATAAAGAAGAAAAAGAAACTTATGAAAATACTATAGATAAAAATTCTTATGCTGAAATAATAATAGGTAAGAGAGGATTGCCTCAACAAAGAAACTTTATACAAAAAACACATAAAATAGGTCAAAATTTATTTATGTTAGATGATGATTTGAAATCTATTAAAATGAAAGTAAATGATAAAGTATTAACGGAAATAAATGATTTAGATAATTTTATAAATTTTGCTTTTGATATTTGTAATAAAAACAAAACAAGATATTTTGGTACATACCCAGTTGATAATCCTTACTTTATGAAAAATATGATAACTTTTGATTTGAGATACATAGTTGCAAATATAAGTGGAACTGTTAATAATCACGATATATTAAGAGACGAGGGCGAAGAGTGTAAAGCACGAAAAGATTTTACAGCAGGAAAAGAAAGTCACGAAATGACAATCAAATATTTTTTAGCAGATAAAAGTATAGCGAGATTTAATTACATAGCACCAACTAGCACTTATTGGGGAGGAGAAGGAGGTCATCAGGTTTCAAGAAATATAAAAGGTGAAAAAGAAGCTACAGAATGGTTATATAAAAAATATCCTCAATATTTTAAAATGGTTATAAGAAAAAACGGAATGTGGGATTTAACAATAAAAAGGAAAAAAAATGAAAGAAGCAGGTAGACCATTTTTTGAACCAACACCTGAAATGGAAAGGATATGTTCATTAGGTGTTGCTTTTGGCTTAACACATGAGCAAATAGCAAAATTAGTGGGATGTAGTCCTAAAACATTACGCAAACATTTTCAAAATGCTTTAGAAACTGGTAAAGAAAAGTTAACTATGGCAATAGGAAGCCAACTATATAAAAAAGCTATGAAAGGCGATACGATCTCAGCAATATTTTTAGCAAAAACTAAAGCTGGTTTTACAGAAAAAGTAGAACACGAAGGATTACCAAACAACATTTCAGTAAGTTTCAATTTAGAGCCAGAAAAAAAAATAGTTGACGCAGAAATAATTAAAGATAAGATTACTCAAAAAAAGGAGTGATATGGTAAAAAGAGGATTATATTCTAATATCAACGCAAAACGAAAACGCATAGCAGCAGGTTCTGGTGAAAAAATGCGTAAAGTAGGAAGCGAAGGCGCACCAGCTAAAGGCATTTTCAAAAAAATAAAATTAACTCAAAAAAGAAAAAAAAATAAAAAAGGAAAAGTATAATGGCATATAATTATGGTAATAGTAAAAAAATGACTAAGAAAAAAACTAATAAAAAAGTTTCGAATAAAAAAAGTAATAAAAAAAAGAGTAAAGCATAATGAAAGGTGTAAAACATTATAAAAAAGATGGTTCTTTGTTTAAAGGCAATACTCATAAAATGCCTAATGGCGATTTACACTCTGGTAAAACACATGGCAAAACAAGTGTAAAATTATTTCACTTTAGTGGTTTATCAAAAAAGGCAAAGGCAAAAGCTAAAAACACATGAGTATAGACTATAGAGGTGTGAAGTTAGATGGTGTTAATAAACCTAAACGCACACCTAATCACCCAACAAAATCTCATGTAGTATTAGCATCAGAAAATGGTAAAAAAAAACTTATACGTTTTGGGCAACAAGGAGTATCTGGTGATAAAAAAAATACACCTCGCTCCAAATCATTTAAAGCACGACACGCAAAAAATATAGCAAAAGGAAAAATGAGTGCAGCTTTTTGGGCTAATAAAGTAAAGTGGTAATATGCATATAACTATTCCATATACACCAAGACCACAACAAGCAGACTTACATAAAAATAATAAACGATTTAAAATTTGTGTATCACATAGACGTTGGGGTAAATCTGTTTATGCTATAACAGAAATATTACGTAAAGCATTAGAAATAAAAACAGAAAGAAAAGATGGTAGATACGCATACATTGCTCCGTACTACCGACAGGCAAAAGCTGTAGCTTGGGATTATTTAATGTATTATACAAAAGATATTCCCGGAACAAAAATAAACCAATCTGAACTACGAGTAGATTTAATAAATGGAAGTCGTATACGATTGTATGGTGCAGGAGATGACCCTGATGCTCTAAGAGGAATATTCTTAGATGGTTGTGTTTTAGATGAATATGCAGATATGTCTCCTAGAATGTGGAGTGAAGTAATACGACCTGCCTTAACCGATAGAAAAGGTTGGGCAATATTTATTGGTACACCAAAAGGTAGAAATCAATTTTGGCAACTATACGAAGATGCGAAAGATGATAGCGAATGGCATAGAGCTATTTATCGTGCTAGTGAAACAGGTGTAGTAGACCCAGAAGAATTACAAGCAGCAAAAAAACAAATGGGTGAAGATGAGTTCATGCAAGAATTTGAGTGTTCATGGGCAGCAGCTATTAAAGGTTCGTATTATGGTAATTTAATTATAGAAGCAGAACAAGAAGGAAGAATTACAAAAGTAGAAAAAGACCCTAGCTTACCTGTTCATGTAGCATGGGATTTAGGAATATCTGATAGTTGTGCTTTATGGTTTTTCCAAGTTACTATGGGAGAAGTAAGAGTTTTTGATTATTATGAATGCGCTGGTGTAGGTTTAGACCATTATGTAAAAGTAATGGAAGAGATGCAAATAGAATACTGGGGCGATGATTATTTACCACATGATGCTAAAGTACGAGAACTAGGTACAGGTAGAACTAGAGCAGAAACTTTAATAAATATGGGAAGGCGCCCACGTATAGTTCCTAGTCATAAAGTTGATGATGGAATAAATGCTGTACGATTATTGTTGCCAAATTGTTATTTTGATGTTAAGAGATGTGAAAATGGTATTAATGCTTTGAGAAATTACCAAAGAGAATGGGACGATACTAAAAGAGTTTTTAGAAGAAACCCTTTACACAACTGGGCATCACATGGTAGTGATAGTTTTAGGTATTTAGCTATGTCTTATAAAAATATAAAACCAAAAGAAAAAGAACCAGATATTATGAAAGAATTACTGCGTACTCCAACACTAAATGAAATGATGGATATACACGATAGAGAACAACTTAGAAAACCAGAAAAAAGAATATAATGAATGAAGAAGAAAAAATAAGAATGGCAAGTTTATTAAAATTAGAAGGACAAGGAAATTACGCAGACAATGAAAGAAATATAGGTGTTACTATACCTTTAGGAGATGGAAACAGTATTAATTTATCCGCACAAGATTTAAAAGAAAATGACACAAGGCAACTAGCTGAAGTATTATTAGAAGAAAACTATAAAAGAAAACAAAGAAATATGGACATACAATTAGGTAATTTAGGATTAGGTTTTACAGGGTTAAGCCAAAAAGGAGATTATACTGTAGAAGGTAATAATTTTTCTCAGGCAGGTTCTTTTAATTTACCTTACCAAAAACAATACAGAGCATCTTATGATGTACCAATTAATAATAATTTAAATTTAAGTTTGTATGGTCAACATGGAAGCAGAGGATTAAGTGAAGATTATTATGACCCTAATGAAGATAAAGATAAAAAAGAAAATTTAATAAAAGCAAAATTAAGATATAGGTTTTAATTATGGCGGAAACTAGAAAAGAAATGGAAGTAGTGCAAGGTACTGCACAATACTGGCAAATGGAATTAGAAAGTGCCGACCAAACTGAAAAAGATTGGAGAGATAGAGGTAGAGCTGTTGTAGCACGATACAGGGATGAAAGAAGTGCAGATAGTTTTGGTGCAGGGTTATACAAGCAGTTTAATATCCTATGGTCTAACACAGAAACCATGAAAGGTGCATTATTTGCTCGTATGCCTAAAGCAGATGTACGCAGAAGATACAATGACAACAACCCTATTACTAGACAAACAGCTATTGTATTAGAAAGAGCATTACAATACGGAAATGAGGTATATTCAGCAGATAAACCAATTAGAGCAGCATTAGAAGATTATTTACTGCCGGGCAGAGGTGTAATATGGGTAGTTTATGAACCTATTTTTGTAAAAGAAACTATACAAGTAGAATCCTTAGATGAATTTGGTAATATGATAATGATTGACCAAGAAGAAGAAAGGATTGCAGATCAAAGATGTTATTTTGAGTATGTAAATTGGGAAGATTACAGAGAAAGTCCTGCAAAAAGACCAGAAGATGTATATTGGAAGGCAAGAAGGCACTTACTTACAAGAGATGAGTTAATAGAAAAAGGCTTTAAAAATGCCTCAAATATACCTTTAAATTGGTCTCCAGAACCATCAGAAGGCTATTCTGAAGAGTATTCTGAGGTATTTTCTAGGGCGGAAGTATGGGAAATATGGGATAAATACAAAGAAAAACGATATTTTGTATCAAAAGGTTATAATGAAATACTAGCAGAAGATGATGACCCTTACGGATTAGAAAAATTTTTTCCTACTCCTGATGCTTTAGTAGCAATACGAACTAATGAAACCAGTGTTCCTATACCTGAATTTACATTATACCAAGATCAAGCTGATGAATTAGATAGAATTACAACTAGAATAAGTAATTTAATAGAAGGATTAAAAAGAAGGGGTATTTATGATGCTTCTGTACCAGAGTTATCACATTTAGCAGACGCAGGAGATAATGATTTTGTGCCATCAGAGAATTTTGCACAATTAGCATCAAAAGGTGGGTTGGGTGCAGTATTTCAACAAGAAGATATAGCTCCTATTGCACAAGTATTACAAGGTTTATATCAACAAAGAAATCAAGTTTTAGATACTATATACCAAATAACAGGTATATCAGATTTAATTAGAGGTTCTACGAAAGCTAGTGAAACTGCTACAGCACAACAATTAAAAGCACAATTTGGTAGTATGCGTATGCGAAAAAAACAAGGTGAAATAGCTGAATATATAAGAGATTTATTTAGAATTAAAGCAGAACTTATAGCAGAACATTATGAACCAGAAATGTTAGCATCTATGACTGCACTTACTATTACACCAGAAATGATGCAAATAATGCGTGATGATAAACTTAGAAGTTACAGTATAGATATAGAATCAGATGCTACAATTTTTACAGATGAAGAAGAAGAAAAAAGAACTAGAATAGAGTTTTTATCTTCATTTGGTAGTTATTTAGAAAGAGCAGTTAGTATAGCTTCTCGCTCACCAGACCTTACTCCATTGGCATTTCAAGCATTAAGATTTTTAATGGGAGCATGGAAAGTAGGTAGAAATTTTGAAGATATAATAGACCAAACAGAAGCTACATTAATGCAACAAGCACAGGCTATGAAACAGGCAGGACCTCAACCTTCAGAAGCTGAAAGAATTGCAGCACAAAAAATGCAAACTGAAATGGCTAAAGAACAATTAAAACAACAAGGTAAACTAGCAGATATACAATCAAGAGAAAGAACTGTAGGCAATAAAACAACTACAGAAGCACAAGCTAGTCAGGGTAGAATGGATGCAAAGAAAGAATTAGCATTATTAGAAAGCGATATGAAAATAGCAGCTCAATTAAATCAGGATGCAAAAGATGAGTTACAATAAAAATTACGATAATATCCAATGGGGTAAAAGTAATTATAAGTTTGCTAAAGCAACAAAAAGAATAAAATCACATCAAGTTATGGGTGATATACAAGAATTTGTGTCTCCAATCG